AGTTCCGATGGTTCGCTCACTATACGAAGGACCCTAACATATTGGAGGCATATGCGAAGGACCCGAACACTGACTATCATCGAATCGTTGCCGGGATTACAGGGCTACCGCGTAGTGCTGAGAGCGCAGGCGGTGCGAACGCTAAGCAGATCAATCTCGGTCTTGTATTCGGAATGGGGGAAGGCAAGCTGGCTCAGGAAATGGGATTGCCCTATACCGTACACCACCAAAAGAATAGTGATGGGAAGATCATCCGATCATGGTTACGCGCAGGACCTGAGGCGATCGACGTCTTCGCCACGTATCATGGTGCAATACCCGGAGTCAAAAAGCTTCTCGAACAGGCAAGCTCCATTGCTCGTAGCCGCGGCTACGTCGAAACCATCATGGGGCGCAGACTTCGATTTCCTGGAGGAAAGTTCACCCATAAGGCCGGAGGACTGGTATTCCAAGGAACCAGCGCCGACTGCATGAAGTTGAAGATGATTGAACTCGCGCCGATCTGCAAGGCAGAAGGGGCACCCTACCTGCTGTCGGTCCACGATGAACACGACATTTCAGTTCCGAGGAGCAAAACCAAGAAGATATCACCCCGCATCAAGCAAGTGCTGCAAACGTTCGATGGAACGACATGCCCGATCGCCTGTCGTATTCCAATTCTTTCTTCCGTGGCGGTCGGCCCTAACTGGTGGGAAGCCAGTAAATAGAGGACATAGACATGAAAACAGCAGTGATGATAACGGACCTGCAGTACGGGTCAACGGGCAAGGGTTTGTTCGCCGCGTATCTGGCGGCACAGAACAATCCGGACACGATAACCACGGCGTGGGGTCCGAATGCGGGTCACACGGTTGTGACTGAGGACGGGGAGAAGCTGGTCACCATTGCGCTTCCGTCCGGTATGTTCACGGCAGGCGGCAATTTGCGCCGAATCCTGCTCGGGCCGGGATCGATCATCAACCCCGAAATTCTGGTGTCCGAAATGGAACGTTACGCCGGATACCTGAGTCATGTGGACGTCATCATTCACCCCAACGCGGCGGTCGTGACCGAGCGCCATCGCGAAGCCGAATCCAAGTACGGATTTGGGATCGGGTCCACCATGAAGGGGGTGGGTGAAGCCGTGATCCAGAAGATTCGGCGGGACCGAGCCAACATGAACACGGCGGAACAGGTCCTGCGCCACAATCCAGACCTTTCGTATTGCGTCGCTACGGTCCGGCAATACAACGAACTCATGGATGTGGCCAGCACCCTGCACATTGAAGGCGCACAAGGCTGGTCGCTCGGCATCAATTCCGGGTTCTACCCCTACACCACCAGCCGGGAATGCAGCAAGTGGCAGCTGCTCTCCGACTGTGCGGTGCCCGGTGCGCTGCATTGTCCGTTGGAAACCTACGGGGTGGCGCGAACTTTCCCGATTCGGGTGGCCAACCGTACGAACGACAAGGGCGAGCAGATCGGGTGGTCCGGTCCCTGCTACCCGGATCAAGGTGAACTCGAATGGGCAGCAATCGGCGTCGAGCCGGAATTGACTACCGTCACGAAGCTTCCGCGCCGCCTGTTCTCGTTCTCGATGAAGCAGATCGAAGAGGCGATTCGGGGAAACGGGGTCCACGGCGTGTTCCTCAATTTTTGCAACTATCTAACGATCCAGGAGGCAAACGAACTGATATACAAGATCGACCGCATCGGTCCGGCTCGGGTCTGTTGGACTGGCTGGGGACCGAAAATCAGCGACGTTTTGGTGAGGCCATAATGAGGAACTGTCCCGCCACAGGTAAAGAGTGCACCATATCCCCACAGTGCGGAAACTGGATAGGTTGCCAGTACGAGGACCTGCCGGAAGCCACACCAAAGGGCACCCCGGTGCTGGCTGCCGAATTGATACGGGCTGACTCGATCAAACAGGCCCACGCACTGATCGCCATCATTGCCGAACGGCGGCATCAGGACCAGAAGTATGGTCCCCATACCGTCGAACTGTCGTACATGAAGACAGGCGGGATCGGCCCCCAAACCGAACAGGGGCCGGGCGGACATGAGTTAGGCGCTTGGCTTATTGTCATCGAGAAGGAGTTGGATGAAGCAAAGGACGCGCTGGTTCACGGGGGCAGCAAGACCCTGAAAGGGCGCAATTCAATCAGATCGGAACTGGCGCAAATAGCCGCGGTATGCGTGGCAGCGCTGGAACAACATGGAGTGGAGGAGTCATGAGCAAACTGCAAATACACGACCTGCTGCGCGCGAAGGACGTCGAGCGCTGGACGATCATCAACAAGGTTCGCCGCCAGTCGATCGCGGAACATTCGTACACGGTTGCGATCGTGGCGCTGGCGCTTTACGACGCGATGATCGAAGATGTGGCATACCGGGCGTACTTGAACAAGAGCAACGAGACGTCCCGGCGCTTCGCTATCTTCGCCGCTGGGATGTTTCATGACTCCCCGGAAACCCGGTACGGGGACGTTCCCACCCCCGGCAAGGGGATGATCAAAGCGGTCGCCGGGCAGGGCGTGTTCGACGATCTGGACGAGGCCCTGATGCCGGAGATTCCGTTCGTGGGGGGCACCCTGCTTCCGCCCGAGCAGCGATTCATCGAAATGGCGGACCTGATTGAGTCTGCGGCGTGGATTCGCGAGAACGGGATCGGGGAACATGCTCGCATTATCGCTGGCAAAACCCACATGCGGCTGGTGACGCTGGTGGATACGGTGACGCGGGAATCGGGAGTGGATTGGTATGGCCCGGTGAACTCGATCCTGATGGCGTTAGGTGCCCCGATCATCCATCACAACAGCTGGATTCACGGGCTGTAGGCCGGGTGCGCCAAGAGTACATAAGAGCGGATAGACGTCCAAAATCCAAGCGCCGCGTAATCGCGATTATAGTCATCGTGATCGCGGCGTTCATTTTCATGATAGTTAAAATAAGGATCGGCCATGGTCACTAGCAGATGGTTTGTGAATGAGGACGCGTTCCGGGATTGGGCGGTTGGCCAGTTAACCGCCCAACACTGGCATGCTCAGGTTCACCGGGAAGATGACCGCTACCCCGGAATCCCGGACCTGAGCATCGGCGGCAATTACGGGCTGGACCTGTGGGCGGAGTGCAAGACCCCGCAGCAGATATTCCAGGTTGGAGAGTTGATGAAGTTGAAGCACCCACTGTCGTCGCAGCAGTTCGCGTGGCTGCAATCTCGTAGCCAGCACAAAAAGGACAACTGCGGCATCTTGCTGCCATACCGGATCGGGACGTCTGGATTCGAGGACGAGTGCGAAACCTACGTGTCGTTCGTGCCGGTGCGCCGCTGGCGAGAATTCATGTCCATTCCGTTGCGCGCTTGGGTGCTGGCCCCATTCACAGCCAACTTGCGGTGGTTGATCGCCGGACCTGATGAGGGCGGGGGGTGCAGCTGGCGGGAAATGCTATGCGGGAAGTTGACCCCCGGATGGCGGTCACGGCATACATCTACAACGACGGACGGGGTATAGCAGGGGGTATACCCCCGTTACAACGAGACGGGGCCGCGCCCTCGCGAGCGCGGCCCCTCCCGGAGGGCATAGCAGGCCCCGACTACCCTGCCCTCGACGACCCTTCATCTTCCGCTCTTTTCTTGTCGATCTGGCTCTTGGCATTTTTCAGGGCCGACCACAACTGGATCAGCAGGAACACCACCGTCGAAATCGCCGCGGTCAATTCATCCCCCGCCGCAATCTGAACACCGGCTGCGGCATCCGGTGCCTTTTCCAGCGTCGACGCCGCCACGCCTCCGGTGATGAAGGAACCTGCGGTACGGATAACCGAACCCAACAACACTGCGACCAATGGGGCCATTTGTTTCTCCTCTAGTAGTCAAACGATGTTTGTGGCATGCCGATATCAATCCGGCGATCCAGATGCAGGAAGTTTTTCTTTGCATTCCAGCCTATGGACCATCCACGCTTCCACGCAAGCGCAAATAGGGCACCCCGATACTCCCCGTCCGGAGTGTGAATATCAATGGCTAGGGCACCCTCAGCCTTGGCGTGTGCCGGGAAATCGGCAACATGCAGCGAGTTGGGGTGCCCCGGTATCGAAGCGTTGTGTTTTTTGCAGCGGCAGCAGGAATTCGGGGTCATAGGGCGACCGAATTCTTCGCGCAGACCGTTCAATTTATCCATGAATCCTGGATGCAGACGCAACAGGCCGCAACATTTGCAGCGCAGTTCGGAGTCGGGGAAAAAATTTTTCATTTCAAGGCCTTTATGGCGGTTGACACGATTTCATATGCGCCCCACAACACGCCGCCCGCGCCGCCCACTGTGGTCACCCATTTGGCAATTCTGCCCAACACACGGAACGAAACCAGCAGGTCATGAATCTGCTCGGTTGTATCGGTGTTGCGTTTCAATTCCGTCTTGATGCCCTCGACCGATGTTTTGAGGGACTCGATACAACCATGTATGTGCGAAATTTCTTCTTTAAACATACGCTCGTGGGATCGCCGTTCGACCCCATCCCAAGTTTTATCTTTGTCCCCCCGCATGATCGCCTCCGTTGCACTACTTACCGAGTTGCTTTTTCACTTCCGCCGCGACTGCTGCATCAAACTCCGCTTTTTTTGCGGCTTTGGCAGCTTCCTGTTCGACAGCACGTTGCGTTTCAGCTTCGGCTGCCTTTGCCGCCTGCACTGCGGAAACGTGGCCCTTCCATGCGGAGTAAGCCGACTTTATCTCTGCGGGGTATGCGGTCGCATGGTAGCCAACCGCTGATGCCCATTGCGCCGCTGTGATTGCCGGGAAACCAAGATCGCTGACGACGCTGGCGTTCACGGCGGCAAGCCGTTCAGCCATGTCACTGTCGGGCTCGATCTTGATGGAATGTAAGTGCGCAGCCTTCACGGTAACACCATCCGGTTCCAGTTCGATCAGGTTAATGTAAATGTCGATAAGACCATCGTTGCCAATGATCGCATCACGCAGTTCAGTTTTCTTCATTTCCCGCTCCCCTTAGTTGGTTGTGTATGAGTGTGCAAGGCGTCGGACTGTCGCGCTGCCGGATGCTGTCCAGTTCCCAAAGTCTGCGTTCGGGTGAATGGCCATCACACCAGCAGAGGAAATCTGGCAGACACCCCAAGCTGCGGTACCCCCGTTGTCAATGACGTTCACCGGGAAATTCCTTGCTTCCGGCGGGTAGATTCCAGAAGGCATCCCGGTGATGCTTTTTGCGGTTGAGTTACTCGTTGCTGTCGTGTCGGCTCGGCTTGAAAGTACAACAGATTGACCAACTTGCACGTAGGCTATCGTCGCTGTCGGACTCGTTGAATAGCCGGTAAACGTCCCGGTAAATGTAGACGCCGTGTATGTCGATAACGTTGATCCACCGAAGTTAATCGACGTTGCTGTTGCTGCGCCGATATTTGGCGTCGTGAATGTTTCAGACACAGTTTTCGCAAGCGTCCCGCTCGTCGGCAGCGTCACGCCAGTCGTGCCGGTTGTCGTAATCGTCAGCGCGTGATCGCCAGATCGCGTCAGCGTCGCCGCGTTATTGTTTGCAACACCAGTGCCGCCCAACGCAGGACTCACTAATCCCGCTGTTGCAATTGCCGCAAGGTCGGCATCATAAGCTTGAACGTCCGTCCCGATCACGAGGCCCAATGTCGCCCTTGCTGCGGCCGCGTCCGCATCATCGAGCAGAGTTTCCATAAACGCCGTTACGGGCACCCCAACAGCTTCGGCGGCGATTGTTAGATTCCCCGATGCATCAAACGCAAGGAACTGCGAAGCCCGTGCCGCCCAATCCGCCCCCGATAGAACCATGTCTGTCGAATTTGTGTCCGGTGCCTTGAGTGCGCGTTTCAGATAATCATAGACGCGTTGCACTTGCATCGTCAACTTATCCAACGCTTGCTCATGCGTGGCGGCAGGGAACTTGTCACCTTCACCATAGTCCACGCCCTGTTGCAGGTCCGGATCGCGGATGATGTGAATGCGGTAGGATGATGAAATCGTGCCATATGCGACGGTCAGGGTGACTTCCCCGCCTGCGGGATCACCCTCGCCTGTGACCGTGTAATCGGTCGTGAGCGTCAGTGTGGCGAACACACCTGTGGCGATGGTTTCCACAAGGATCAACAGATCATCCTCTTCGAGGAAGTAAAAGGGGACCGTGAACGGTCCACGGGTGCCCGATCCAGTGTATGCAGTACGATTAACTACCGATGGAACAGTCATGGCGTGTTACTCCAGTACGGGCATTTTTGCCCCTGATTGAAGAGCCTTCATCCGGCCCACTTCGGCAGTGAACTCGCGAAACGCTGGGTTTCCGAGGATCGCCTGCTGCGCCAGCTTGCGATAATCACTGATGGTGTTGGATATGAACGCTTTGCGCGACTCGTCGCTCAGGATATTGTACACCTGCGACATTTGATGCTTGCCCGATACCACCTGATCCAGATAATCTTTGGCCCCCAGACCCCATGCTGGGTGTTTCAGGTCGTTCCCGGCCAGCCGCACATAATCGTCATACACCTTGGGGTGAAACTTCATGTTGACCTGAACCCCATCAAACGGCGTCCGCTTGGCTATCCTGCTCGGTCCCTGATTGAGGCGCACCAACTCCTTATCGATCGGGGACATTTTCTCCTCACGCACGGCGATAGGCGATAGGAAGTCATACAGCTTGCCTTCACCGGACTCGGACGAGATTTCACGACCCCACAGATCACGGCGGGGCGGAAGATTCTTGGACAGGAACGCGATCCGCGCCTGCACCGCTTCCATAGGTGATCCGGCTTCACGCTGCACCGGATCGACCACGTTTTTCACCGCATTGTTCAAAGACGTTCCCGGCAGAAACGAGGCCACCAGATCATCGACGTACTTTTCCGAATAGCGCTTCGGATCGGCCAGCGTCTCGACCAGCTTGGCGAAACCTTCCAGATAAGTCTTGCTGATCACCACCTGCGACACGGCAGCGATCGTCATGGCGGTCACTTCCTGCCATTCGTCAACGTCGTCTTCGTCGATCTCACCTTTTTTCACCGCTTCCGCGATGGAGGCCGCGAACCCCATGGTCATGCCCAGAGGATCGGTGCGATTGTACGAGTACCACTTGTTGCCGATCTTCATGGAGTACGGCTGCCAGCCTTGACGCAACAGCGCTTCCCGTACGTCCTTGTCCTCGTGCCTCGGGCCTTCACCAGTCACGAATCCCTTGTCCGCGTAATCCATCGCGGCCAGCATGATGGCGGTGCCGGTGGACATTTTGGCCAAGGCCAAGTCCGACCGCGCCCCGCCTGCGGCAACGTCCGCTCGCCATTGGGACACCAGCGGCGCAAACGGGGTGCGCTCGAAGGCGTACCGGGCGATATTGACCGGGGTGCGCACGAACGGCAACACGAACATCGCCGGGTTCAGGGGCGAGTCGATGTTGCGCAGGTTCATGATGGCGCGGCCAAAGGCCCCCACTTCGGAAGTGAAGGTATTATAAAGCGCGGCGTCCGCCGAATTGATCATCAGGTGCTCGGGCGGCGAATCAATCAGGGCTTGCGTCCGCTCGGCCAGTTCGCGTCCGGTCAATCCTTCCTGCGAAGCAGTGCGCAAGGCTTGGGCGCGCAATTCCATCCGGTAGCCGATGGTGCGGAAGAATTCATCCTCAGCACCAAGCAGGCGTTGAGGCACCCTGACTCCGTTGCCGAGGAAGTCCACGAACCGACCGAGGCCGGTTTCGCGAGACATGTTGTAGGCATCGGCGCTGATCGCGTTGCTCACGGGCGAATCCACCTTGTTGAGGGACCAGCCCGTTTCACCCGTCTTCAAAGCTTTGGCCGCGTATCGGAACGCATCCTTGACGGATTCGATCATACCGAAGGCCATGGCCGCGGATTCTCCGGCCACGACGCCTTCGCCGCCCGTGAATCCCCGGATGGCGGAGGCCGCGCCGCGCTCGTAAATCTGCTGAAACGCGACGAACGAATTGGACATGATGTTTACCGCGTGGGTCTTGGGCGAGGACAGCAGGCCATTGATCTACGCTTCCTTGACGGAATCCATGGTCGTCGCGAATGCGCCGCGCTCGGCAAACCGGGCGATCGCAGCCGGGGACGCGCCGGATTCGGCTAGAAACGCAAGACGACGCGCAATCAGCGCGGTCTGGTCTTTTCCGCCCATCGCGTCGACGATCTGGCCGATCGCCCGTGCCTTCTCAATTCCACCGCCGGCAGGGATTGCCCACTGTGCCAAAGATCGGCCAGCTTCCGCTCGCATACCCAACACTTCGGCCTGGATTGCCGCATGCGTGGCCATCATCTTGCGAAACACGAACTGGTCAACCGATCCGGCATTCGGCCCTGCTGCCGCCTTTGCCGCCTCCAACAGCTTCTCGCCGGAAGCGGTCCACAGTTGCCGCGCAGCCAGCGCTTCCTCTGCGTTGAATGCTTGACCTTTGCGCCGCGCCAGCAGTTCAGCAACGGTCATACCCATACTCTCGGCCATCTTCGCCGTTTCGGCTTGCGATATGGTGCCCCGCCGTGCCTCGTCGACCGTTCCTTTCAAGGCATCGGCCATGGTTCCGATCACGGACTTTACATCATCTTCGGCGTTGATGCGCGAGAAGTTAATGAAAGTCTCGGTTTCCTGCTTTGGCAACGCATCGATCGATGACCGCGCATATTGCGGGTTAACTAGCCCGTCAGCAGCCCCGTACATAACGTTTATGGGGCCGCCGTTTTTCGTTTCTATCTCTTTCAACGTTTTCAACTGCGCTGGCGTGAGTTTCTGCCCGTCAGCCGTGTGAATCATCGCGGTGTACCCGCCATCCTTGTCGTGGAAAAATGCTGCCCGTACCGCACCAGTCTTGGCCATAAAATCCGAATACGAAGAATCAGCCCCTTCGATCAAGTTGCCGGCGAACGCGATGTGATCTTGACCGGTGCCGACTATCTTTCCATCAGCCATCAACCACGGGGACTGCACACCGTCGCCGTTTTTAACGACGTCATCGACTTGCATGTAAAAGCCGCCTGCTTTTTCCACTTCCTCCGGTGTATACGACCTTGGGGGCAGTACATCTTCCGGCTTCATCCCCGCCGTTTCGTCCATCCCGCGCACGACCTTCCCCGCTTCCGGTCCCGGCGACTTGATGCGAGTCTCGATCATCGGCTTAGTCGGGTCACCAATCAGCTTCAAGTCCCCATCGGACAGTTCGCCGTACTTGGCCTTAAGAATGTCACGCTCCTGCTTGCGGACCCCCGGAACGGACTTGGCGGCACGAAGCGCTCGGGCACCCAAGAGGACGCCTTCGGTGGCGAATCCCAGACCGACCGCTTCGATTGCGTTTTTGAACCGGGCCTCGACTTCCGAATCGCCGGGATCGGATTTCAGGTAGTCGGTCAAAACGTTCTTAGGCAGACCGGCCTGATTCCACAGGTCCGACAGTCGCGCCTCATGCGGATCGCGTGTGGTGAAGTCAGCGATGGCCGAAGCCGCGATCGGCGCGGCGATCTTGCCTTCGACCCCGAGAGCTTTTAATCCTTTCATGGCAGGCATGAACCCGGCCAGAAACGTGGACACGGAGCGGGTCAGACTGCCGGTGACGGTTTCCGGCTTGCCGATGATCGTGCTGGAAGCGTCATAACGCAAATCAGCCACGTTGTCATTCAACCAGTTGGCCAGCGGGTCGATGAACCCAAACGCGTTTTTTACGGCATCATGCAGACCGCCCACGGCTTGACCGGGAATCTCCGCGATGTTCTGCATCACTTTACCCGCCCATCCGCGCTCGCCCTCAATCCGGCCCAACGAATCATCCGTGGGGCGGCGCAAGGGTTTCGGCGCAGGCAGTTGCCGCACTTCCGGGTCCACTTGCGGGGGCACGGGTTCCACGAACGGTTTTGCGCTGGACTGGTCTTGCGCATCAAAAGACTTGAACCAAGCTTCCGTTTCGGACACGGACGTTTGGCGGGTCGTCTTTTCCGCCGCTCCAAGGTAGTCGGCGCTCAGGTCATCAATTTCGGGAGGCATTATTGTTTCGCTCTCTTCATAGCCGCCAGCCAGCGGGATATCGTCGCTACTTCATTGTCATAGTCAGCTTTGGTGTACTGCTTGTCAGCCAATCTTTGCCGCGCAGTGGCCATAGCCGTATGCAGGTCCTGCTCCATCCCTTTCATGTCCGCGGCGTTGCGGCGCACATTGCCCGATCGCGGCAGCGGCAGCGTCAGGACGGTATCGTTGAAGTCGATCAGTTTGTATCGTCCGGGGAGTTCCTTCCCGAAATCACGTATTTCGGTATCGGTTCGCTTGCCCCCGGCCCCGGCCTTGTACCAAGTGTCATATTCATAGAGGGCATCGGCCAATCTGGAACGACCAACCGGGTCTTGCACCAAGGGTCCGGGGTCCATTCTGCCGGTAATATATGAGCGCATCCGCTCGTACTCGTTCTTCGGCCCATTGCTCTGCCCTTCCTTGCCGAGCGCCACGGCGCGGCTCACGGTCGATGACAGCGTTTCGTTGCTAATCAACCCGGCGGCGTGGGAAGTAAACGCGAAGCGTTGGGCTTCGCCTATCCGTCCCTGTGATATCATCGTTTCCAATTGCCGGAAGGTGCCGGGGTCATTCTTCTGCGTGTCCGGTTTCACCAACGCGTCGCTCAGCGCCTTGTACTCGCTGGAATTCAGAACCGGACGCACTGATTCTATGTACTCGCGAGTCAGCTTGCCATTGGATTGCAAGAACCAGCCTTCCTTCATCGCATCTTCGCGCATCTGCTCGCGCAGTTCCCTCGCGCCCCGATCCCCGTCCGCCCCGATCTGGGATTTCAGCCGCAGCGCCTGTTCCAGAAACCCAATGCGCTTTTCGAACGGCAGATTGTCGTACGGCAGGAACCCGGTCTGACCTTTCAGATCGCCGGAACTGATGCGCCCCTTTTTCGCATCTGGCCCATCTTGAAAGCCGATCGCCTGCAGGAAACCGTTCGGGGATCGCTGAATCTCGGACCACACCGCTGCGGCTGAAATTCGATCGGATGCCCGTTGCGCAAGTTCCGACCGCTTGACCGGGGGCACCCCCGAATTGGCCAGAAGCGAAATCTGCTCCTGCATCACAGTTTCATACTGCGACGGGTCGGTGTTCATCAGCTTTTCAGCCTTGGACACGCCCTCATTGAACTGGTCGGTGCGATAGTCAATCCGGGCCTGCGCTTCGAATTGCATGGCTTGAACACCGAGGGTGGCGCGCAAGTCACCCAACCGCTGGCCCATGAAATTTTTGGCGCGATCATTCGGCGCATTGGCCAATGTTTCCGCCGAGTACTTATCGAAGTCCTCGACGAACTTGGCCACGAAATTTGGCGCGCCGGGTTCGGCGTCGGCCTGCCGTTTCACCAGTTGCTCGGACCAGTCAAGCCGGGCGGTAGATATGGAAGAGGCCGACCACGCCCGGCCCTCTTCATCTTCGCGTTCAGCCAGTACACCGGCCATTTTGTATCCAGCGTTGGCCAAAGCATCGAGTGATGCCGGGTCATAGGCGGATGCCGACCGGAAGGATTCAGCATTTGCGCGGGGCGGCATCCCGCCCGTTTGGACGCTGCGCGGTACCGATGGCATGCCGCCCGTTGACACGCCGCGCCCCGTGTCCACGCCGCGCCCCAGCGGTACTCCTCGCCCGGTATCAGGGGTGCCGCCGACATTGGCCGAAACCCGGCCCCCGTACAGATCGATGACTTTTCCGCCGGCCATTATTTCGACACTTTCATGTAATTGCTGCTACCATTGAGCGCCGCAGTGGCCGCATTCAGCCACATAGTGTCCTTCGAGTACTCAGCTGAATCGCGGTAATTCTTCGCCGTGTAGCTGTCAAGTTCGGCTTGTGAATACATGTCCGTCGCCGCCATCTGGCCAGCGGTCATCAAGTCATCGTACTCCAAGGCCCCGGACTGGCGCAACGTAGCTGCTTCCAGATAACCGGTTTGGCGTAGGTCATAAGACTCTAGGGCACCCGATTGTCTGAGGTCGTAAGCTTCAAAATACCCGGACCGGCGCAGGTCGTCTGCTTGCAACATGCCCGACTGCCGAAGATCACGGGAAGTCATGAGTCCTTCGTAGCGGATGTTCAGTGCGTCCAGTTCCCGGAACATCGCATTCTGATCTTCAAGCATGGCGTTGGTTCCGCCCATCCCGGTGCCGGATTCCGCCATTGATGCACGATCGCGCCCCGCCGCAAGGCGATTCTGCCTGCGGATCATTTCTTCGCGCTGGCCGTAAACGTCCATCACCGCGTCGGCTTTATCACCGTATACCTGCTCGGTGATATCGGCCTTGCGTCCATATTCCACTTCGGCGCGGGTCGCCTTCTCACCGTACACCAGTTCGGTTAGATCAGCTTTTTGTCCGTACACCAGTTCGGTGATTTGCGCCCGGTTCTCGTAGACCCCGGCAACGGTGTTGGCTTTCTTGGTGTACAGCAGCTTGGTGGTTTCGGCGCGATTGCGCGTCACTGCGGCATTATACTCCGCGGCCTGAGCCTGAGCATTGGCCTGCTTCGTCTGCTGCTGGCTCTGGGAAACGGCCCCTATTACCTGAACAGCACCGGCGGCGGCGGCTACATAGGCAGCCATTATGCAGCCTCCTTGAAACGCACATAGATATTGGCGTCGGAGCGATCCGGCATAAATTTTTCGGCTCGGGTTTCGAATCTGAATCCCATGGCTTTCATCAAGCGGTCGCCTGCTTCAAACCCCGTCTTGACGTATGCTTCCATGCGCCACGGACCGGGGAACAATTCGATCATCCGATTCATCATACGTGTCAGACGAATCATGTGGGGGCCAGCGTCGCGGGAAATCAGCGTCCAAGCCGTATATCGACCATCCCATTGGGCGGCCACGCCGCAACAGGCAATGATCTTGTCGGCAATCTGCAGCGTCCATGCCGGATTTGATGCTGCTTCCAGCACGTGGCCAATGCCCTCGATCCGTTCCTGTTCGGCTTGCAGATCAATTAACGCGGCATGTTCCGCCCTGAATGGGATCATATTCATCGGGCATCCTGCGTCGTGATCTGGGGCACCAGTGCCACCACCGTGCACGGGTGCCCTTGGTCTTGCACGATTGAAACCAAACCATTACCCTCGTAACCATCTGGCCACGCCACGACAACATCGCCCGTGAAAAGCGGCGGCGCTTCATCCATGTTGGTTTCACCGCTGCGGCTCAGCACCTGATCCAGATCGCCGGACTCGCTGCGACCGTATTTTGCGCCAAGCGTTTCGTGAAAACGGATACCAAGGCGCGAGATACGCGTGGTTTTGGTTTGCGCGGTCCCGTCCGCTGCCCCTGCTTCGATAGGCATCGGCTGTAACACGGCAGTGCACTTTAAACCCATATGCACCTTGCTTGCCGGGACGTCAAGCGCGAAGCCACCGCTGGACACTACGCGATCCGGGTGTGAAGCGCCATCAACTATCACTTGAACTGTCTGCCCTTCCAGATGCCCGGCTCCAGTGATGGTTGTCACCGTCATGCGCCAGTAATTGGCCGGGATCAATGTCAGGCTCGGCCACGCACGGATGATTGTGCATGAAACATGCGTCGTGTCCGGATTGGCTGTTATCAGGCCGATCGCCGTTTGCCAAGTAACGTTGCCCTCAACGTCAACCGTTGAATACCGGTAGTGTATGCGCTTGCCAATGTCAGCGCCGACTGCCGAAAAGATGGCCGACCCTGCCGCAAACACCACGCCAGTTGTCCCCTTAACCGTGGCCCCGGTGCCGGGAGTCAACGTTGCGTTTTTGGTGTTGTCCAGCGTCAGGCCGCAATCCATGTAGAAGGCGTCTTCGCGATCGTCGCCCTCTTCGTGGTGATACTCCATCCACTCGATATAACGCTTGGTCCCGCCGTTGATATACCGGCGCACAACCATCCATACTTCATTGCGATCACCATCAGGAGAAGGAATGTCGGTGATGGACTCGACCACCGCGAATTCTGTGCCTGCTGAGTTGGAGTAACCACCTATGCGGTGCGGGTGCCAGCCCCTGACGTCTTGATCTGGATTCAGCGTCAACCCGAGCAGCGCCCCGTCATACCGAACACCCCACAAGTTGGAATCCGGTTCCTGCTGGTAGGCCATGTCGATAATGCCGCCCTTGGTGATGTGCTCGGCAAAGATCGTCTGGTCTTGGGCGTCGTATTTGTCTTTATTCAACGAGAACGCCATGCTGCGGACTTTGCGCCCGGCTTTTTGAACGAACGCTACGCCATCGCCCACACGAACGGTGCGAACGTGGCGCGAACCATATTCAGTCTGCTTGTCAGCAGTAATATTCCCCGGTCCAAATGGTTCGTTATCAGTCAACGTGCTGATAACGTGTTCGTCGCCGGCAGTGCCAACTAGCAATACTTTGTCGGATGGGGCCAGCCATTCGATCGAGTTAGAACGATCCGAAGTGATATCGATGGTGTAAGCCGAATCCAGAGTAATCAAGCCACCATCGTCCCGTGCTCGGAAATTTTCGTAGTCCCCGGATACGCTACCCCACAGCGTCTGACCGCGAGAAAACGTCAGTCTCTCTTTGAAAAATGTAACATTCGTCGGATAGCCTTCCGCTGCCGACCACGCCCCATGTGCCCAACGGGTCGATGCATTCCCGGAGCCGACCGCATTATCCGGAATCCTGGAAAGAATATTGACGGTCGCGGTCGTTCCGCCGCCACCAATCGCAGTGATCTTGCACCAGCCATAGCCGGGGTCGTCAAACTGCCACTGGACGCCCCCATCACCATCGTAAACCGCACCACGCGAATGGGTAGGCCGGATTGTGCCAGTAGTCGCAGTGTTGAGAGCGTGATAATTTTTTCCATCTGACCGCCTCACATCATTCGTAGATATGGACTGCCCCGGTTCCCATTGCTCGACGCTGTTGATGTTTTTCTGCTCAAGATAGAACAGGGACCCGACATGCGTGGACAGAAAAATAGCCGCGGATGCGGTCAGCGTTTGTCCGGTGCCCGTTGCTGCACTTGCATAAACGGTCGTGGTTGTGTCCGGGTCAATTTCCTTGAATGGCCCGCCTTCCTGCTCCAGTGCAGCCAGCGTGAAAGTTGCTGCTCCGGTGCGCGTCAGTTTCTGTGTTGGATAATCAGGATGGCACAAGTACACCACATCATTCGATTGTACCGAGCGCAGGTTAAGGAACCCATCATCATCAACCAGATCAGCGGCGCTGTAAGGGGTCACCACTTCAAATGGGGCACCCACAACTCCGTGGTTGGCAAAAAAGCGAATGTACAGGTCGCCAATTTCAAGGACGTATGCCTGCTGCGCGTTGAATTCAAACTTGCTCAACCACGTGTAGTCGCCCGAGTCCTTGACTTCCGCCACAAACCGGGTGCCGGGACGACGACGCGCCGGCCCCTGTTGCGTCAGGATGAAATTGCGAATCTTTTTGCAAGCATGGGGATAGTATTTCAGGTCTACCCGGCCAGCCATCAGCGGCGAGAATTCTCCCGCATTAAAGGCCGTGATGATGGGGGCGGCTTTTGCCATTATCGTCTCGACATGATCCACTCGTCGTCCGCGAATTTTTGCGGCGGGAGTTCAATGGCATTGGCGCGGACCGCTTCCAGTATATAACGGCGCTCGTACCGCTCGGCAGCTTCGCGTTTGGACGCCGATTGCGTCAAGGGTTCGGCCAGCTTCGCGGCAAGACGACCACCGAGGGCCTCAACGAAGCAAGCATGGAACTGCGATGCGTCGTCCACCCGTTTGATATACTTGATGTTCAGCGGCGCACCCATATCGGTGAGAATCTTTCGGCCCTCGATCGTGAACTCTTCGGTTTCGTAGCCCCGATAATCGGTCAGATCGACGCCGACGTAATGATCACCGACAAACGTTATGCGCAGGCAGTCGGATGGGAACTGGAACTGGCGAGCAAAGTCAAACAGGGGAGCGTCGGCCAAGGCGGACAGTTGGGCGCGAGTCTTGGCGAATGACCAGTTGTATGCGGCCAACAGCCCGTCCCGTGTCGTGTCATAAATCGCCTTTATCTCTCGCGCTGGCTTCACCGCATCGTCAAGCGAAGTTATGCGAGTCTCACCCAAGAGGGTGAGACAGATATTGCCGATTTGAACGTCCGAGGCCATGACGCGTCAATCAGGCCGGAGGCCAGTTACCTTTGATTATGTGCGCCTTGATGTACTCCAAGCCTTCCAGCACCTTTGCCTTGCCAGCAGCGGTGGTCATACCCGCGCCCGCCAGATCGACCGTCAGTTCGATCGAATCCGAAGACACGGCAGCGCCGACTGCTTCCGTCACGTGAACGAAAGTCTCCCCTGCATTTATTCCATAACGACGAGTTGCCATTTTACGGCCCTCCTAAAAGATCGCGTGTGCGGCCCGACATGGATCGCACTCTTCCTTTCAAGACGGGCAGGAATTCTTCCCACTCGCCCATTCCTGCCATGTTCAGGTCAACGCCCTTATTCCACGGCGCATCGTAATACCGCCCCGTGTTGTCAAGCGGAACCCCGCACAGCAGAATATCTTCATACCCCAGAGCAATTGCCACTCGAACACCAAACAACGCACTGGTTCCGATCAATCTCGGCACGGACCACACATGATCAACCAATGGCCACTGCTTGTCCGAATGAATGATCACTCCAAGCTTCTGGGTATGAACTTGTCGCTGCCCGTTATCCATGCCCCGGAAGTAGTAACCCTCGTAACGCAGCGGAACCATGAACTGAAAACGCTCGCCATGCGCGCCCGCCCAATGCGTGGGGCGAAACGGCAGGTGCATCCCAGCTTGCTTGATGGCCATGGTGTCTATGGTTGGTGTTGGGGTGAATGTGCAGGCATGCAAGTCATCCCACAGGCACCGGCCTGAGCCGCAGATGATAAGTCTGCCCGAAAAGGAACCGGCGATCTTCGGGACCGAAAGGAACCCTAGATCGCCGGTTAAGCTCATGGCACCCGCCTCAGGAGACTTTATCGGTCAGTGACCGCCGACCACCTGCGTGGTAAGACACGCGGAACCGGCCACCGTTGCGGCCACCGCCAGCGTTCCCACAATGTCGAAGTCGCATTGCGGATCGACGGTGTAACCGAGTTGCTCCCACAGCGGCTTCGCCATGTTGACCACGGTCACCACGCCGGATTCGCGCAGAACGTTGGTATTGCGCTGCGCCGTTGCCATGTCCACTGCCGAAGCGAAGAAATCGGCATCGCGAACCGCGCCGCCATCGGCGGCAGTTCGGTAAATGCCGATATCCATGGTGCAGCCGGTGCCGAAGGAAGTGGCATCGAGAACCATGTCGGTAATGACATCATTCGATTTCACTCGACTGAAACGAATGGTGGAAGCCGCTTCCGCAGCTGCCGTGGCCAGCGTTCCGAAATCACGGTGTTGTCGCACCCGGCCCCCGGCTTTCCAGGCAGGATTCAGAACGATCGGCGTGGCGTCCATGTTGGTCACGGAAGTGGACTTGATGGCGTCGACCACGTACAGAATGCCGACCCGCAGGGCCAGCGTGAACAGGCTGAGAAACTTGTGAATCTTGATCATTGCAATTCTCCTTTATCGTTCGATTTCCGACGATATGGCGTGGCCAGAACCGCTGGCCACCCCGGTTGCCGATTATTCGGCGCAGGGAATCTCGACGACCTTGGCTTCTTCCAGCCGGGTTGCCCCGAAAGTTCCATACACGTACACCTGAACCGGCAGGCCGGCCAGATCATTGCGGATGGAAATGTTGGTGGTGATGTCGTTCCACATGCCGAGGCACATGCCGGACTTCGCGTACGCCGGAATGCGGCGATACGAAGAGCCGTTGACCTGCAGCAGTTCGGTGTTCTTCAACTCGAACCCGAGGAAGCGCGTGATCTTGCCCTCCATCATCACCGGCTTCTCGTTGAAATCCAGGCTGATCACCTGCATTTCCGCCAGCAGGTTGTCGTGCTGCTTGGCGGTGACCGGCATGTACAGGGGGTCCATTTCCAGGTCCACTTCCGCCGCCATCAGCAGACGCTTGGCTTCCCGCATCTTGGCCACGGTCAGGCCGACTGCGCCCGAGGCGCCATGCGAAACCGAAACCTGCTGGCTGGACGGGAAGGAGGTCGTGGTGCCCTGGTTTTCACCT